TAAGCCAGCTATAAAAGGCGCTGGTAGTATAACGGCTGGAATATCGCTACTAAAGGAATTTGACGTAATAGTAAGCGAAGAAAGTACTAACCTAATCAAAGAACAACAGAACTACTACTGGCAGCAACTAAAGGACGGTACGGTAATAAATACGCCAATAGATAAGCATAACCACCTATGCGACGCGCTTAGATATTCTACCTACAGCCTATATAAGAACCGTAACGACTTTTTTGTAATTTAAAAATAGTAAATTTGTAAAAATTTAAGTATGCCTAGCCTATTAGAACGTCTTAGTAAATTAATAACAAAGAACGCCCAACAAACAGCAGCAGAATATAACCGCGCTATATACCAGTATTTAGGCGAAAGTATTTTATGGAACCCAGAAAACGACAGAAGCTATATAGACGAAGGCTACCGTAAGAACGCTACGGTATATTCGCTGGTAAACATTATTACTAAGGCGGCTACTACTATACCCTTCCAGATATACGAAAAACAAAGCGACAACGATTTAAAACGCTATAAGGCGCTAACAAGCGGCACGCTAGATAGTAGTACTATGTACCAGGCTAAGATGCTACAGAAGAACGCGCTAGTAGAAGTTAAAGACACGGCGCTACACCAACTGCTAGACAGACCAAACCCAGCGCAGTCTTATAACAGCTGGCTAACAGAATTAATAGCCTTTGGCAAACTAACTGGTAACCGTTATGTATATGGTATAGGACCAGACAACGGACCTAACCAGGGTAAGTACACCGAACTATACGTACTGCCCAGCCAAGTGGTAGAAATAGTTAGTAACGGTATTATGCAACCTATAAAGGAATACCGTATAGAGTATAACGGACAGTACAGTATGGACGCAGACTGTGTACTACATATAAAAGACTTTAATCCATACTACGACGGTACAGGCAGCCACTTATACGGTCAAAGCCCACTACGCGCTGGTCTTAGAAGTTTAACAACAAATAACGAAGCTGTAACTACAGGGGTTAAATATCTACAGAACCAGACCGCTAGGGGTGTACTTATGTCCGAAGAAGGCGACCTAAACGAAGTACAGGCGCAACAGTTAAAGGATAAATTTAGACAGCAGTACCAGGGTAGCGACAACGGTGGCGACGTTATTATAACGCCTAAGAAACTAAGCTGGGTTAACTTTGGTTTAAACGCTGCGGACGTTTCACTAATAGAACAGTATAACGCGTCTATAAAAGATATTTGTAATATCTATAACGTACCTGTACAGCTGCTTAATAATACAGAAGCCAGCACCTATAACAATATGAAGGAAGCTAAAAAGGCTTTATACCAGAACGCTGTTATACCAGAACTAGTAAAACTACGCGACGAACTGAACCGCTGGCTAGTACCAATGTACGGCGACAACCTATACCTAGACTTTGACTTTACAGCTATACCAGAACTACAAGAAGAAAACGACAAAGTAGTACAACAGCTTAGCGCTGCCTGGTGGATAACACCAAACGAAAAACGCGCTGTAATGAATTACGGCAAAGACGAAGACACGCCAGCTATGGACGACTACTATATACCTAGTAACCTACTACCAGTAAGTAACCAGGATATAGAAATACCAGAACCAGCACCAATGGCTGTAGATATAGAAGCTGAAAAACAACTAATAAAACAGGCGCTTAAAGATATTGTAGTAAGCGCCGAAACTGTAGAAGCTAAAGCGGACGACTTAGACACTAAAGCCGAAAGCTACGACGACTACCCACAAACAGCTAGTAACAACGCTAAGCGTATGCTAGGCTGGATAGAAGAATACGGAAGGGATGTAGTAACCGCTGGAACTAACGTAGGGCTAGCTAGGGCGCAGCAATTAAGCAGCCGCGAACCAATTAGCCTAGACGTTTTAAAACGCACTAGAAGCTATTTAGAACGCGCTAAAACGTACAGTACTGTAGACCCAAAATATAAAGACGAACCCTGGCTAGATAACGGTTTTGTAGCTTACAACTTATGGGGCGGCGAAGCTATGCGCGTATACGCAAACAAAAAGCTAGCCGAACTAGAAGAAAATGCCTAAACCAAGACCAGGCGAAGACCGCAGTAGGTTTATTACTAGATGCGTAAGCGACGCCGAAAGCATAGCGGATTTTCCTAATACGCAGCAACGCGTAGCCTTTTGCTATAGCCAGTACGAACGCTATAGTAAGCCAGCTATAAGTAAGCAGTTTAAGCAAGTCTGGCAAACGTCCGTCGAACGTGAACGCGGTAAAATGGAACGCCAGTATATAGCTAAACTACGCAAATGGTATAACGCTGAATACGCAAAAGGGGTAGACCAGTTTGTAAACGAAGGGCGTATAATAGTACAGGGTCTTTTTCCTATTACGTTTCTGTCTAAATTCTACGAAGACTACTACGAAGAAACAGGGCTACATTTTGCTAACTGGTATTTTAGAAACTTTGAAAAATTTGTAAAAAAGCAAAGCGCCGACCAATACCAAAACCAATGGCGCGCAAGTTTTGCTAGTTATGGCGCAAGCGTAGCTAAAACAAACGTAACACTAGTACAGGGTACAGCACTAAAAACGCTTATAGCCCTTACGACAAAGCTAAGCCGCGACCCAGAATGGCAAGCGCTAGGTACAGCTGAACAAGCGCGTATATTACGTCGACAATTTGACGGCTATAGTAAATACCAAGCCGAACGGTTTATAAAAACAGAAACCACCGCTATAAGTAATAGGGCTATACTAGAAAGCGCTACTACTATTTTTCCACCAGACCAATTATATAAGGAATGGTCTACAGCACTAGACGGACGCGAACGCGCAAGCCATAGGGCAGCAGACGGACAGACAGTACTTTTTAACCAGCCCTTTATAGTGCAAGGCGAAGAACTAATGGAACCAGGCGACAGACGCGGTAGCGCTAGTAACGTAATAAACTGTAGATGCGTCCCTATACCAGTACCTATAGAAGACGCTGTAGCTGTAGAAGGTCTAGAAAATATAGGCGTAGGACTAGCTGGCGAAAACCTTACTGGTGGACTAACAGCCGCAGACGTAGCTAGTATAGCAGCAACTGTAGGCGCACCAAAACCAAAACCTAAGCCAAGGTACAGCGGACCAGAACAGGGCAAAGGCGAACCGCTAGGCGACTACTTCGAAAGGGTAAACCACCCAGCACTAGACCAGTATAACCAGTTAAAGAAATTAGAAGCCCAGGGCTATATAGTAGGCGACCTACAAATACTAAAAGATGTAAAGCAAAGTATAGATATTAGACTAAAAGCAAATAAAGGTGCTTTTTTAAGCGCTGACAATACATATATAGAGATAGGAACGCTAAGATTTAAAAAAGGTAGTAAGTCTTTTAATAAGGTTTTGAACCACGAAATAGGACATCAAGTACATTTTCAAAATGAATGGTCTAGCTTTAAAATAGTTTCTAATACAATAGTAGAAAAATACTTTAATAAATTTAATAAACAGCTAGGTTTTAGAGATAGGCGCCAAGGCGATATACATTTTAAGTATAATATGAAGCTACGTACTTTATTCGATAAAGATAAAGCCGACTATTTTAAAAAGAAATATAAACTAACCGACGACGAGTATAAAGAATTAAGGGGCGCTACCTATGATTTTTTCGGCGCTATTACTAAAAATAAAGTAGGTGGTGGGCATAAAAATGTTTATTATAAAGGTAGATATGGTAAAAACGCCCAGCGCTGGGAAGTGTTAGCGCACGCTAGCGAAAACTTTTACGACGGCGGTAACCCTTTATTTAAAGAACTTTTTCCAGAACTATACGCCGACACTTTAAAACTTTGGGACGAACTTTTAAAAAGTAAATAATGGACGAACTATTTATACTAATGGAAAAATACCAAGCGGCTAACCCAGACGCTGAAAACCCTTTTAACTTCTTTAGTTATTTAGGCGACGAAGGTTTAATAGATATGCTTAAAAAAGCACTAAAAGAAGGTTTAATACTAGAAGCTGTAGAAGACGGAATGGGTCCAGACCAAGGCGAAATAACACTAATAAAAAAACCGTAAATTTGTAAAAATTATTCTAGTATGAGTATTTTATTTAAAAGCGCGCCACTAGGCGAACTAGTAGACGCAGACGAAAAAAAAGGTATTGTAAAAGGGTACGCTAGCTACTTTAATAACAAAGATAGCGACAGCGATATTATACGCCCTGGTGCATACGCTAAGACTATTAAAGAAAACGGACACCGCGTTAAATACTTATACCAGCACAATATGGCGCAGCCACTAGGTAAAATGGTAGAACTAGTAGAAGACGACAAAGGCTTAATGTTTACAGCTGAAATAGCCAAGACTACACTAGGTAACGACGTACTAGAACTTATGAAGGCTGGCGTAATTACTGAAAACAGCGTAGGTATTCTACCAATGCAAAAAGAACATAAAGGCGACTATCGCGAAATAACAGAAGTAAAGCTATACGAAGTAAGCGCCGTAACATTAGCGGCTAACGAAGAAGCTAAAATACTAGACGTTAAAGGCGCTAAAGCCCAGGAAAACATTTTTAAAAGATACGATGCGCTAGCTAAACTTATACGCAAAGGCGATATAAGCGACGAAATGGGCTACGCTATCGAAGCAGAACTACTAAAACTTAAAGGTTTATTCGCGACAGCTACTGCGCCGTCTAACGACACGCAGCCAGTAGAAGACGACCAGGCGGTTTTTGAGTATTTAATAAATAAATTTAATAACTAACTTTTTATTTTTTTCAATTATGAACGAAAATACTAAACAACACCTAGACCAGTTAGGCGACATTATCGACGCTAAACTAGAAAAGGCATACGGTCAAGCTGTAGACAGCGCGACTGGAAAAGCAGACGAAGTACTAAAGTCTGAAATTTCAAATTTGACTAACAAGTTTAACGAACGCTTTGACGCTATGGAAGTAGCTAACAAAAAGCAATTCGAAGCTGGTAAAAAAGTATCTTTTAAAGGCGCTTTAGTAGAAGCTATCGAAGGTGGCGCTATTGACGCTATGCGTAACGGAATGTCTAAAGCTGCGCGTTTTGAAGTTAAAGCGGATATGACTACCGGGGCCGATTTTACTGGAGAGGTAATTCCAGCTGACCGCGTACCTGGGTACAAATATGACCCTACGCGTTTGGTACACGTGCGTCAATTAATACCCCAAGGTTCTACAACTTCCGACGTAGTACGTTTTGTTAAAGAAAGTGGCTATACTAACGGCGCTGCTGCTACAGCAGAAGGCGCTACTATGGGACAGTCTGACTTTGACTTTACAGCTACCGACGCTAACGTACAGAAGATAGCAAGCTATTTTAGAATTTCCGAGGAGATGCTAAACGATACGCCACAGCTTACTAGCTACCTTTCGGCACGTGCGCCAGAAAAACTACTAGAAGTAGAAGACACGCAAATTTTGAACGGTAACGGTACTGCGCCAAACTTGTCTGGTATCATTACAGACGCTGCGGCTTTTGCTGCTGGTGGGTTTGCTAACGCTATCGAAAGCGCTAACGAATTTGACGTACTTACTGTAGCGTTGAACCAATTAGCACTATCTAACTACGCTGCTGACTACATTATGATTAACCCTACTGACTTCCACAAAATTTTACTACTAAAGTCTTCGCAAAACGAATACCTAGTAAAAGACTGGAACCAAGGGCTACAGCCACGCATTAACGGTGTGCCTGTTATTTTATCTACTGCTGTTACTTCTGACAAATACCTAGTAGGTAACTTCGGAATGGGTACGCAGTTATGGGTACGCGACAACGTAGGTGTAGAATTCTTTAGAGAAGACGGCACTAACGTACGCGACGGTTTTGTAACTGTAAGAGTACAGGAACGCGTAGCGCTTACTAACTATCTACCTAACGCCTTTGTAACTGGCGACTTTAGCGTAGACAAAGCAGCCTTAGAAACTGCATAAGTAGTATAACGCTATACACTAAACAAACCCTGGTTTAACGACTGGGGTTTTTTTATACCCTGTAAAAAAGTTTAAGATTTATTTGTATGTTTAAAATTAATATGTATATTTGCTGTATAAATAATTAACAATATGAAACGTAAAATAGAGAACTTTATTTTTGACTGTATTATATACTTTGCCGCTTTTGGCTTAATGACTGGTTTTGTGTATTTATGCGCTTTAGCAGACAAATGGGTGGGGCTATGAAGTATATAAAGCCAATACTAGGCTGGGGTTTGTTAGCGCTGGGTGTGCGCGACCTAGCTATATACGACGACATTATAGGTCTTATATTTATGTTTATTTTAGGTTTAAGTGTTTTAGGTTATGCAAAGAAATAATACAATACTAGACGAATTTAAAGAACTAGTAGACCAGGATAGGTTTAACAGCCTACCAATAACCCAGAAAATACTAGTAATACAAAAGCTAACAGAAGCTAGTAACGTAATGCGCCGCTACACAGGCGTTAAATAAGTGTAGATTTTTTCATAGTTATTTTGATTAATTGTTAAAAAGCCGTCTTATTTTGGGCGGTTTTTTTTTTGTAGCTTAGTCAAAGCAACTTAAAACAAAGTGGACCATAACCAGTTAGGCTGTTTAGCTGAATATAAATTTAGCGTAAAAGCTATAGAGCAAGGCTTTAACGTATCTATGCCGCTGCT